CGGACTTGAAGAACGCCCTGCTTATGCGGGGCGTTTTTATTTGTAACGGGCTAGTGTTATACTAGTCGTACATACCATAGGAGCATGAACCCCATGACACGAGTTAAATTAATCGATTCTGCTAAACCACATTGGGCATCACGTCGTTTTAAGATGGACGGCGTAGAGTACAAGCAGGACGAAAAAGTAGACCTTACCAAGTTAGAAGAACGCATCGTAAAGCGTTTAATTAAATTCCGCTATGTAACACCGATCGCCCCTAAAGGCGCAGTGAAGTCGGAACCCGTAGCGGAACCCGTAGCGGAACCCGTAGCGGAACCCGTAGCGGAACCCGTAGCGGTGACCGATACGAACGAGCTTGCTGGTAAGCTGAAATCGGTAGGCGGTGGCCAGTACGAAGTGCAAGACGCAGACGGTAAGAACCTGCTACCTGCTCGCGTGAAAGGTAAAGACATGGCGCGTATGGCGGCGGAGCAGATGGGTATTAAAATCGTAGAGTAGTAAACGCTGAACCCGTGTAGTAGAATGAGAGCGTAGCAATAGTGCTGCGCTTTTTTTTATAAACGGAGGTTGCGAGATGGCAACTAGCATTATGAAATATTTTGAATACTCACACTTACCTGAACACTTACAGGAAGTATCTAAACCGATCGGGGAACTCGCGAAGTCAATGAATGACTCACTTCCTGACGGTGCTGAGAAAAGCGCAGGCTTGCGTAAATTGCTTGAAGCTAAAGACTGTCTAGTACGTGCGAAGCTAGAAGATGTTTAATCCAAAACGTGCTTATCACGAAAAGAAGCTAAGAGAAGCTATTGAATATCTTTACCCGGACGATAAGAGTAGAGCTGAATTGGTACGTAAGGCCAATAATGAAACTAGAATAGGATCGTTTATTGATTGCGGTAGTGAGATTCTTTTAACTGAGGTACCGCCTGTTGTCCCATATTCAGTCCAGTCAGTATTGATGGTATTGAAGGGAGTTAGCAATATTACAGATGACGGTCAGTCGAGCACGGAAAAGGTAGGCTCTCACGGCGCAAAGTGGAAATAAACGCTAGATAGAGTAAAGCCCGCACGAAGCGGGCTTTTTGTTGTCAGGTTCCCACTGACTCCGATATTGTAACTTATTTTGGCTTGTCCGATTTTAATCGGGGCTCGTAAAGTGATTCAAAATATCTAAACTCAACACTTTGTAAGTAGTCGAAAGATAGCTCCGTCTTACGACATCGACGCGTCCACAACCACTTACAAAGTATTGCTCGTCTTTCCGAGCTGTCACAAGTTATGTATTTTCTTTTCTCGACGTGCTTGCCAACTTGAAACGTCCATCCGTCATAGTAGCTATAACACTACTTATCAGCGTCTTTCCGCTTGTCCATATAGTCACGGGTATTAAGGAGTAGACCCGCCTATAATGGTGCTGTTTTTGTCCTATCTCAACGACCTAGTAGGGTGTGCACGACCCTCTCGGCTTAAACTTCCTTACGGCGTGGATTACCACCTGCACCAGGGACACCACCTTTGAGTATGACAATGGAACGTCAGTTAAAAACGCTGACAGGATTCGAACCTGAAACCCTCCGCCTTAACAGAGGTGCTCAACCCAGTGAGACGCAACGCTTTTAACTGACACTCCTTGCGGCGTGTCTTCGAATCTAAATATACGCACCACTGTAACGCATGTCAACACCTTAAACGCGTGATATACTAAAAATATTATATATCAACCGAGCACTTCACATGATTATACCTACCACCGTGGATATGGTACGCGATTTATTAATCGGAGCCGACCAGTCGATTTTTGACGATGCGTATATCAGACGTCAGATCGACAACGGTATGAACGCAATCGACACGGCTATCATGATCGCAGAATCTAGCGCGACACTGTACGCCACTAAACAAGATCTTAAAGTTGGCCCTATCTCGCTCAGTAACTCGCAAAAAGCTAAAGCGTGGATGGATATCAAAAAGAACCTTATATACCGTAAGAACATCGGCGCGGGCTTACCGAACGACGGGTCGTCCCTTAGCGGCGGATCGGTTTCGCTAGGCGGTGGCGTGCAAACAGGTGTCAGTCGCCAGGATATGCGCAGCACGTCGGCTAATCCTGACCGAGCGGATAACCAGTTTGAACTCGGTCAGTTCGATAACCCGAACGGCGCACCGACGGGCGACACGTACAGTGTGAGACAGGAGCAAAGCGATCGTGAGTAACGTACTTGATGTAGTGGAAGGCGTAGCGGAAGCCCTCGCCGAAACGGGGGAAGACGGTCAGATCGTGAAGACCGTACGAACTCGCGACCCGAGCAACCCGACACGCATGATCACCGTTACGACCACATACAACGCCCGTATGTATTTCGACTCACCACGAGCCGGATACGTAGCGCAAGGCGTATCGGTGCAGCGTAACGCCACGTTATACGTCGACTGGTTGTCATTGGTGGACGCCGCGACAGGCTTACCCGCTAACAGTATCGTAAACAGTGAACCGGTGTTTAACGTCGTAACGTCTCAAGACGACGTGGCGGTACGTGCGGACGGTACGCGCTTGACTCTGTTAGTGAATATTGGAACGAACATAAACGGTGTCACGGTGATGGGTCAGCATGAGGTCGCGTCGTAATGTCCTACAAGGAAGATATTGCAGCTGCTAAACTTCAGATCGAGAACGTGACGAACGAAGCGATCATCGATGTGACGCTGCGTATCCATGCAACGCTGGTCAGTAACCCGCCCGCCGGTACGCCGATCGACTTCGGTTGGGCGTCTGCTAACTGGTTTATAAATATCGGAAGCCCTACGACGGGTAACGGTGGCCAGCTAGAGAAAGAAAACCCCGCCGCGGTTGGAGCGCGTGAGAGTCAGCAAGCCGCAACGGTGGCACGGTTTGTAACGGGGTATGATTATACGACGAGGCAAACGGTTCATATCGGTAATAACGTACCATATATAAACGGTTTGAATAACGGATGGTCTGCACAGGCTCCTGCGGGATTTGTCGACGACGCGGTGCAGGAAGCCGTAACGTGGATTAACGCTAAGGGTTAGAGGCTAGTAGCGCTGAAGCAGGGTTCCATTTCCATATCAACTTTTACATGACCTAGTAGCTCACCATCTGAAAATATTGAAAAGGTTTTAGGCCACTTTGATTCCCAACCATCGTGGTCGTTCCAGTCCTGTTCCGCACAGTCTTGTGCTATGTCTTCAATCTCTTCTTTCAGGTCTTCTATTGTGCCGACCCATTCTTTTTCTAGTTCTAGCTCGTGGAACCTATCTTCGGTTTTAAAACCTACAAACGTAATCATAATTCCCTACTCCTTAGAGTGACGCACCGATGCGTAAAAATTCTTCTTGTGAAAGACCACCGAAGCGGCCTACGTTGTTAAGCTGACGCTGTAGCCAACCGTGCGGGAATGCTTGCTGCAGTCCTTGCTGTGCGACGAGCTTAATATTAGGACTGGTGACGCGAGCCTTAACGCAGCGTAAAGCGTGTTTAATCGCTTTGTTTGGTTTGGCCTTGTTGAACTCGACGGCTAGTTCACAGCTTAATAATAGAGACGTAAATTCCTTAACGTCTCGAATCTTCTCTTCGTATGTCATGTTGTTTCTGCTCCAATTGTGCGATTAATATTAAGGTTTCACGTAACGATGAAGGCCATTCGTTTGCTTTTATTTTATTCAATCGAGCGTTGACACCTCTTGACACGCAAAACAAGTTATCCAGCGAGGGGTTTAATAACTTATCCGGTGTACGGTCGAAGAACCTTACAATGTAGTTTTTTGGTATGGGGCCGTGTTCAGACTCCCACACAAGATGTTGTTTTGGCCGCCACTTCTTATGTGCGACCTTGACAAGTAAATAACCGTCTTTGGAGCATATGCGTGTATCTCCTACGTTACGAGTGTTAAGCGGTTCCGCACCTTTTTTAAACTGAGTGGTCGCGCTACGTCCTGATGACGGGTGTGATTTACCTGCATTCCACGGTTGCTGACCTTTAAGGTACTGACCGTTGCGTCCCGATTTAATTCCGTGACGCTTGCACGTGGCGTACAGATTCTTTGCATTGGTGTCTCGGTTAAAACGTTCAGTAAACTCGCCTACCCATTCAGACACGGGTGATATTACGAAACGTTCACGCATAAAATCTATCATTGCTTCTGTGTAACGCACAGTGCCTCCGGTAACTCAGTGGGTTTAATATTCCATTCTTTCGCTAGAGCAATTGCTGACAACTGGGTGCGGGCGGACTCCGTGATATTTTTAGCAATACCCGTCATTGCTTTACTGCGTTCAATCTCAGTATCAAGTTTCTCCCCTTCTGCGTTGTTTAGTCTGTCTAACTGGTCAAAAAGTGCTGAGTTTAATTTATCTAGTGACATAATTCGTGTCGCTCCTACGTGTTTCGAACTAATTCCCCCTAACCTTACACGTGAGCGTTACAACTGTCAACACTTCCGACGCGTGGTATACTTATTTTATTTGACGGATACGAAACCATGACGCCGAACGAAGCGCGCGCCGCAATTATAAATCGCATCATTGCTATAGGCGCAGTACCGACCGACCAGATCGACTTTGACAACGGAGAGACCTTCGACGTACCGAGTACGAACGTTCCTATATGGGCGAGAGTGTCGATCCGTTTTAACAACCGCACCCGCGTGTCAATTGGTGGGCGTGGCGTTAATCGAAAATATACTCGAGTCGGTATCGCAACCATTCAAGTATTCACGCCTATTACAAACGGCGAGTATGACAACGACGAATCGTGTACCGCGTACGAGTCGGGACTGTTAGACCTTGCCGACGACAGTCCGCTGCATTATGGGGGTGTCCCTTCAGGCGGGGATATACGTATCGATTCGGTAGGGCGTGACGGTGCATGGTATCAGCAAAACGTTATAGTACCGTTCTATGTGGACGAGTGCATCGCGGGTATTTAGTAACCACATAAAACCCGTGATATACTACCAACGCGCACAAACCTATAGGAGACATGCAAATGTCATGTGAAAACAGCAAAGCGGCGGATTCGAATGCAACGAGTCTCGCCGTAACTAAAGCAGATATGCCCGCTACAGCGACAACGCCGTGGCTATTAATGGAACCGAACGAAGTCGGTTCGTTCTCTTCTACTATCGAAAAAGTAGCACGCGACCCGATCACCGCAGACCGTCAACGTCGTAAAGGTTCGATTACTTCCGTTTCGACCGCTCCGTCATTTACGGCGGATATGACACTGGAAATGATCAGCTACTTCGCGCCGGGCTTCCTGTTCTCGGTGTGGAAAGGCCTGCAGCCTAACAGCTATAAGGTAGTTGACGCCGCCGCAACGGGTAACACGTACACTGTCGAGACGGGCGGCGCGATTCTTACCGCCGGTATGCTTGTATTCGCTGACGGTTTCGTAAACCCTGAAAACAACGGTTTGAAAACGGTAGCAAGCGGTACAGCGACCGAGATCTTAGTAAACGAAACGCTAGTCGATGAGACGGCACCCGCGACGGTACGACTATACCTGGTTGGTGTACGTGGCGCGGCTGACGACCTGAGTATTAACGCGGACGGTGACCTCGAAAGTGTGTTACTCGACTTTACAACGCTAGGCTTGACCTCTGGTCAATATATCAGCATCGGCGGGTCTGACACGCTTAACCAGTTCAGCGACGTGTCAGGTAAGGCGCGTATTGCAGCTATCGAAGCGAATAAACTTGTACTGGAAGCCCGTGACACGGCGTACGTCGCTGACGCCGGTACAGGTAAAGAAGTCGATATCATGTTCAGCGCGTTCGTTCGTAACGTGGGTGTAGGTGACGCTGATTTTTACAAACAGTGGTATCACATGGAATCAGCGTATAATACAAACCCGAAACTGTACGAGTACGCGGATTGTTGCTTAAACAACACGTTAGCGATCAACAACTCTTTACAAGATAAAGCGGTGCTTGATTTAGCGTTTGTCGGTAAGGATCTACTACCACCGACCGATACGCCACGCGACGGCGTACGTAGCAACCAGTTAGAGACGGAACCGTTCAACACTTCGTCAGATATTTTACGTTTGCGCGTAAGTGATATCGACGACGCGGGCGTGTCTACGTTCTTTAAAGATACGAATATCTCAATTAACAACAACGTTGCGGCGGAGTACGTGCTCGGTCAGCTTGGTGCGGAGTTCATTAACTTCGGTAACTTTGAGGTCGATATCGAAACCACAGCGGTATTCACTGACGCGGTACTGTTAAGCGCGATCCGTAATAACACCACGTTCGGTGTAGATATGGCGTACAAGAACGGCGACGGTGGTTTCGTGCTGTCATTGCCTAGCGGTACGTTCGGGGACGGCTCGAAGTCGCTACCACGTAACGAGAAGGTCAAACTGACCACGCCGTTTATGGCGCATCGTGACGAAGACCGCGGATATACTATGGGCGTGAGTCTGTTCTGGTATCTGCCGTAATTGTGGCGGAAAGTAAGGAGCGCACCAATCGGTGCGCTTTTTTATTGGGTGACGGGTGTGAGGTGTTACGTCAGTTCTTGAATGTCCGACTCGCTAACATCGTGAAACATGTAATACCAACCGTGACCGTCACACTGGCTGCACGTACCGGCAAACGGGCAAGCGCTACAGTGTGTTTTAATTCTCACTCGGA